CGAGTAATTTTGATGTTGCACTAACGCCAAACTACTTGGTGGCAACGACATTTGTTGGTACAGTTACAGTAACCGTTACATAGGAGTCTAGTATGGACAAGAAAGATTTAGCCCAAGACAAGAAGATGATTAAATCTGCTGTCGGCAAGCACGAGAAAAACATGCACCCCGGCAAAAAGCCTACAAAGCTTGCCAAGGGTGGTAAGACCAATGAGATGATGCTTCAGTATGGTCGTGGTATGGCCAAAGTTGCAAATCAGGGGAAATAACATGGCCAAGATTAACAATCTACCTGCTTCTGCATACGCTAAGCCCCACACCATGAGTGGTGCGCCTGTTGTTGCGTCTACGAACCCCGGTTCTCCCCCTAACCGCAGTAAGGCCGATACTATCAACATGTCTATTGGCAATATCAGCAAAGCTGCTGGTAACGAAACTACTAAGACATCCGGTATTGTCACCCGCGGTAACGGCGCGGCAACCAAGGGCATCACAGCCCGTGGGCCAATGGCTTAAGGTTTTATATGGCAACACTAGGTTCGTTGACTTACGCTCAATTGGTGACTGCGGTAAGCGATTACACGCAGAACACCTTCGACACTACTGACATGAATACCATGATTCAGCAGGCGGAGCAACGCATCTATAACTCAGTGTCGTTGGCCAATTTACGTAAGACATCGTCCACGGCTTTAACACCAAGCGTGCAGACGTTTAATGCACCAACTGACTTGCTGTCTGTGTATTCGTTTGCTGTGGTTGATGCGAGCGGGAACTATATCTACTTGCTTAATAAAGACCCCTCGTTTATGCAAGAGGCGTTCCCCAACCCCGCTTCAACAGGAACGCCGCAATACTACGCACTTAACGGCCCCTCATCACCTGTGACGCGGTTGCAGTTTATTTTGGGGCCTACTCCTAGTGCCGCGCTGGTAACAGACTTAAGTTATTTTGCCATGCCAGAAACTATTGTTACTGCAACAAGCACGTGGCTGGGCGACCATTTTAGCTCTGTGCTGCTGTACGGGACATTGGTTGAAGCTATCACCTACATGAAGGGTGAAGCTGACATGCTGGCGTTGTACAACCAAAAGTACATGGAAGCGCTGGCACTCTTGAAGAACTTGGGTGATGGTAAACAGCAGACAGACACATATCGTAAAGAAGCACGGGTCACGCCGCAATGAGCATTGTTCAGACCCAAACCACAAGCTTTAAAGCAGAGCTTTATCAAGGCATACATGACTTGACTACGGACGTTATCAAGATTGCCTTGTATACGGCTTCTGCTGATTTAAACGAAACAACAACGGCGTATTCAGCTACAAACGAAGTAGCCAACACAGGTACTTACGTTAATGGCGGGGCAATACTAACGCCTATTACGGTATCGTCTTCTGGATACACAGCCTATGTGGGCTTTCCAAATATATCGTGGACTGCCGCAATTACGGCTAGATGTGCGTTAATCTATAACTCTAGCCAAGGCAATAAATCCATAGCTGTTTTAGACTTTGGGTCTGACAAAACATCTACCGTCACATTTACAATCACAATGCCTGCTAACACTGCTACGGCGGCGTTAATACGCAGTTCAAACTAAAGGTAGACCAATGGCAAGCACGTATACCACCAACCTAAAGCTTGAACTTATCCCCACCGGCGCACAGTCTGGTATTTGGGGCGCGACCACCAATGTTAACTTGGGTAGTTCAACTGCTACACAATCTGGCTTAGAGCAAGCCATTGTGGGTACAGCAACGTTAGTTACCGCCGACTTTGCGGCTAACATAGCTACATACACACTGACAGACAGCAACGCATATCAAGTAGCCCGCGCGTTTTGTTTAAACATTACTGCTACGCTAACTGCTGCGGGAACAGTTAATGTCCCTGCTGTACAGAAACCGTACCTTGTCTTTAACAACTCTGTTGGCGGGTTTGCTGTTACTGTAAAAGTTAGCGGTCAGACGGGCGTAAGCGTTCCTAATGGCAGTAAAGCTTGGCTTTACAACAACGGTACTGATGTAGGTGTTGCGTTTAACTATGCTCCGTCTCTAACGCTTGGCACTCCCTTGCTACCAGCTTCAGGCGGTACGGGCGTTCCCAGCTTGGGTACGGGTGTAGCTACATTCCTTGGAACACCAAGCAGCGCAAATCTTGCGGCTGCGGTAACAGATGAGACTGGCTCTGGCGCTTTAGTATTTGCAAACACGCCAACACTAGTTACGCCTAATCTGGGTGTGCCGTCTTTTGCTACGTTGACTAATGCTACCGGTTTGCCTTTAACTACGGGCGTGACTGGAACACTATTAACAGATAAAGGCGGCACAGGCCAGACAGCGTATACGGCGGGTGATCTGACGTACTATGCCTCTGGTACAGCCTTTACTAAACTAGCAATTGGCGCTAGCACTTTTGTATTAACTTCTAGTGGAACAGCGCCTCAGTGGACTACACCTTCTTCAGTAGTGATTGGTACAGCTACTAACTTAGCCGGTGGAGCTACAGGATCGGTTCCATATCAATCGGCTGCAAGTACGACAACGTTCTTAAGTCTTGGTAGTTTAGGTCAAGTACTGACGGCAGGCGTAAGCGGCCCAACTTACGTTGCGCAATCTACTTTATCGGTAGGTTCTGCAACAACCGCAACATCGGCTACAACTGCAACATCGGCTACATCGGCTACTACAGCCACTAACTTGGCTGGCGGCGCGTCTAATAGATTTCCGTATCAGTCCGGCGCAGGGGCTACAGTTTTCTTAGCGGCTCCTACAGTTACGGGGACTTCTATTGTTTATGACGGCACAAACGTTGGTTGGGCATTAGGCCCAGCCGCAGTAACTACAACGAACATTGCAGGTGGTTCTGCTGGCGTTGTTCCATACCAAACGGGTTCTAGTACTACAGCATTCACTGCAGTTGGGACTGCTGGACAATCTTTAATTTCTAATGGCACAAGCGCCCCTGCATTTGCAACATTGAATGTTATCGGTGGTGGTACTGGTATAACTACGTACACGACAGGCGATATCTTATTTGCGTCGTCTAGTTCTGCGCTTTCAAATTTAGCCGACGTTGCTACAGGAAATGCTTTAATTTCTGGTGGTGTAGGTGTTGCACCAAGCTACGGAAAAATTGGACTGACTACGCACGTAAGTGGTACGTTGCCGATTGCAAATGGTGGTACAGGTCAGACTACGGCTACAGCGGCTTTCGATGCGCTTGCGCCAAGCCAAGGTGGTAACTCAGGCAAGTACTTGACAACCAATGGAACAACCACTTCATGGGGTACTGTTGACGCGCTTCCAAGCCAAACTGGAAATGCAGGAAAATATCTTTCAACAAACGGTACTGTTGCAAGTTGGCAAGACACAGGTGCTTCTGCTGGCGGTGTGATCTGGGAGAACAGTTTAGTGGTAACTTCCAATTACACTCTGACAACAGCTAAGAACGGCTTCAGTGTTGGCCCTATTACCGTCAATAGTGGCGTCACAGTAACAGTTCCAAGCGGTCAGCGTTGGGTCGTAATTTAAGGAAAAAACATGAGTTCATTAGTAATTTCAGGCGACACGTCAGGTTCGGTAACCCTGCAAGCGCCAGCCGTTGCTGGTACTACAGTCCTGACTTTGCCTGCAACAAGTGGCACGGTTATTACGACAGCCAGTGGAACAGCATCTTCTGCTACAACAGCCACAAATTTGGCTGGAGGTTCTAACGGCACAATTCCTTACCAATCAGCAAGTGGTACAACCCAGATGTTGGCGGTTGGATCAGCAGGACAATTGTTGCAGACCAATGGTGCTGGTGCACCCACATGGGTGACTCCATCTGGTGGTTTTTCAACGATGGTTGTTTTAACAAGTGGTACTACTTGGGCTGTTCCAAGTGGGAAAACACTTGCAAAAGTAACTATTGTTGGTGGTGGTGCAAGTGGTGGAAATGGTTATGGTTCTGGAGGTGGCGGTGCTGGCGGTGCTTCAGTAATGTATGTTGTTTTAACAACTGGTTCAGCAACTATTGCCATAGGAGCAGGCGGTGCGGCACAAGCAAGCACCGCCTCTGGTAATGCAGGTGGTGCAACAACTTTTAGTTATGCGGCAGTAAGCATGACAGCAAATGGAGGTTCCGCAGGGACAGCACCTTATCCAGCAGGGGTAGGCGGGGCAGGTGGTAGTGCTTCTGGCGGGACGTTAAATATCACAGGTGGTAGAGGTGTCAGCGGAACTTCCGCTTTTTCTGATGGGCAGTATTGCACTGGTTCGGGCGGGGCATCTTTTTTAGCCGCTGGAGGCGGGAATACAAATTCAAGCTCGGGCGGCTTTGCAGGTCAGTTTGGTAGTGGCGGCGGCGGTTCAACCCATTTTGGCGGTTCTTCTGGTGCTGGTGGCACTGGTGTCATCATCATTGAGTATTAAGGAATAAACATGGCTAATTACGCTGTAATTGAAAACGGTAAGGTGGTAAACCTTTGCATTGCAGAGCCGTCTGACAGTAAACCTGCAAACTGGGTAATGTGCGAATTCGGCGCAATTGGTTGGGACTACACCAACGGTCAGTTTATTGACAACCGCCCTGTGTCTGAAGTGGTAACACCATCCCCATAAAAAGAACCAGCACCGCCACCGCCTGTTCCACCAGTGGCAGTAGATCCATAACCAATACCGCCACTTGCAGTCATAGCCCCACGCAAA